CCAGACACTACAAAGATCTAGGTAAGAAGTTAGGTTTTCCTGTAACATACGCTGACTATCAAGAGGACCAAGGTGGTATCTTTACATCAGACAGTGAGTATCTACGAATTATACAACTAGCACAACTACGAAACATTACACCAGAACAACAGTTTGATTTACAAGAACACACACAGGATCTAGAAAGAGATCAACTTAGAATTATACACAACGAGTTAGCAAGATATAAAAAAGAATATAACTTAATTGATTTTAACGACATGATTACAGAGTTTACAAAGTCAGATAAATCACCAAATTTTGATGTGGTGTTTATAGATGAAGCACAAGATTTATCACTGATGCAATGGGACATGACAAAATCTATTTGGAATAAAACAAAAGATTCTTTTATTGCAGGTGATGATGACCAAGCAATATTTAGATGGGCTGGTGCAGATGTAGATTCTTTTATAGCATTACAAGGACAATACTTACCACTAACACAGTCTTACAGAATACCAGCTAAAGTACATGGATTGGCAATGGGTATAATAAATAAAATTAGAAATAGGATAGATAAATCTTGGGAGCCTAGAGTTAGTCAAGGCAATCTGCACAGACATTTTGATATTGATAGCATAGATATGTCAACCGGTGATTGGCTAGTGTTAAGTAGAACAAGACATATGTTAACAGACATAGAAGAGTCTTTGTATAGACAAGGATTGTATTATGAAAACAGATATAAAAGAAGCAGTGAAAAAGAATTACACCAAGCAGCTACATCATGGGAGCATTTAAGACAAGGACAATTAGCATCATACAAAGAAATAGAAAATATAATTAAGTTTATGGGGCCAAAACATTGGCACGCTAAAAAAATAAAAGGTATGGCTAAAGGATCTTTTTACGGAATAGATCAATTAGTAAAAGATTATGGTCTACAAGTTAAAACAGTTTGGTATGAAGCGTTTGACAATGCAGGGCAAACTAAGGTAAACTACCTTAGGAAGATGAGAAAGAACGGAGAAAAATTAAACGAAAAACCTAGAATAGAATTATCTACTATACATGCAGCTAAAGGTGGTGAAGCAACTAATGTTGTTTTGTTAACAGATCTTACAGAAAATACTATGAGAAGTTATGAGAAAAATCCTGATGACGAAAATAGATTATTTTATGTGGGTGCAACACGAACAAAAGAGAATTTACACATAATAGAACCTAAAAAATATGAAAAAGGATACATACTATGACCAACAAAGATATGTTTAAATCAACAACGTACAATTCTTTAGAAGACCAGGTGGGCGGAAAACATTATCGAAAGATGAAAATTCAACCTGCAGAATTTATAAATGAAAACAAACTTTTATTTGCAGAGGGCAACGCTATAAAATATATTTGCAGACATCAATCGAAAGGAAAAGCACAAGACATTGAAAAGGCAATACACTATTTAGAAATGATACTTGAAAGGGATTATGATGCAGATACCTCTATTTAAACCACAAACTGAATGGCTACCACCGGAAAATTTTCCAGACTTATCTAAGTATGATGAGATAGCAATAGACTTAGAAACTAAAGACCCGGACCTTATGAAGATGGGATCAGGTTCTGTTGTAGGTAAAGGAGATGTTGTAGGTATAGCTGTAGCTGTTGCAGGATGGTCAGGATATTACCCAATTGCTCATGAAGGTGGTGGTAATATGGATCGTAAAAAAGTTTTAAAATGGTTTCAAGGTGTATTAAACACACCTGCAGATAAAATATTTCACAACGCCATGTACGACGTGTGTTGGATTAGAGCGCTCGGTTTAAATGTTAGCGGTAAAATAATTGACACGATGATTGCATCGGCCCTTGTTGATGAAAATCAAATGCGCTATGATTTAAACAGCTGTGCTAAAAGATACACCGGTAAAACAAAAAATGAAAGTGATTTATATACAGCTGCTAAAGATTGGGGTGTTGACGCCAAAGCAGAAATGTATAAACTACCTGCCATTTATGTAGGCGCATACGCAGAAAAAGATGCAGAGATAACATTAGAACTTTGGATAGAATTAAAAAAAGAAATTAATCATCAAGATATACAATCTATTTTTGATTTGGAGACTCAATTGTTTCCTTGTCTGATACATATGAAATTTCTTGGCGTGAGAGTGGACGTTCAAGCAGCGAATATAATGAAGCAAGAGCTAGCATCACAAGAAGATAGATTGATCCAAGAAGTAAAAAAAGAAACAGGAATAGATACTCAAATATGGGCAGCAAGAAGCATTGCACAAGTTTTTGATAAATTGAAACTAGATTACGATAGAACTGAGAAAACATCTGCACCTTCCTTTACTAAAAATTTTTTACAGAATCACCCCCACCCACTGGTGAAACGAATCGCCCAGGCCCGTGAAATCAACAAGGCCCATACCACGTTTATTGATACCATATTAAAACATTCTCACAAGGGTAGAATACATGCTGATATAAACCAACTTAGATCAGATAATGGCGGAACTGTGACAGGTAGATTTTCGTATTCAAACCCAAATTTACAGCAAATTCCAGCTAGAAACAAAGACCTTGGACCACGGATTAGGTCATTATTTATACCCGAGGAGGGCCATACATGGGGTTGTTTTGACTATTCTCAGCAAGAGCCTAGATTGGTAGTGCATTATGCAGCATTACAGAATTTGTATGGTGTAGAAGATGTATTAGACGCTTATAGAGAAGGTGATGCAGACTTTCATACAATTGTTGCTGATATGGCAGAGATACCTAGATCACAAGCTAAAACAATTAACCTTGGTTTATTTTATGGTATGGGTAAAAATAAATTACAAGCAGAGCTAGGTGTATCTAAAGATGTATCTGATAATTTGTTTAGACAATACCACAACAGAGTACCATTTGTTAAACAACTGATGGACAATGTCATGCAACGTGCGCAGGAGTCCGGTAAAATTAGAACGTTGCTGGGTAGGTTGTGTAGGTTTCATCTATGGGAACCTAATCAGTTTGGTATACACAAAGCTTTACCACATGACGCAGCGCTCATGGAACACGGACCAGGGATTAAACGTGCTTACACGTACAAAGCATTAAACAAATTGATACAAGGATCAGCAGCTGACATGACAAAAAAAGCAATGATAGAATTACATAAAGAAGGTATCATACCACACATACAAGTACACGATGAATTAGACATATCTGTTAAGGACGAAAAACACGCACAAAAAATAGTTGAAATTATGGAAGATGCAGTTTTGCTTGAAGTTCCTAATAAAGTGGACTATGAATCAGGGCCTAATTGGGGTAAAATAAAATGATAAATTATGTCTTACTTAAATGCTAATATTCCTGTACAATACGCGCAAATAAAAAAGGAGTATTTATATGACCTTAAAAAACATCATGGCGAAGTTGAAGATTGCATTATCTTCGGGCTTACAGCTATTACAGGAAAAGCTATCCTCTGGCATGCCATCATGGAAAACGGTGCTATCTTTTA